ATTCAAACGACAGTTTCCTAACATTTTCAAATGCATCTGCAGGAGATTTGGCATCAACAGGTCTTGGACAGACCATGTTCGTTGATCCACAACTTAAGTATAATGCAAACTCAGATACATTAACAACTCCTAATCTTACAGTAGGAGCAATTAAGGCATCTGATGGTAGCAGTGCGATGAGTCTCTCTGATACCACTGGTAACGTAAGTTTTGCAAGTAGTGTTACTGTTACTGGAGATATAACAGTCTTAGGTTCTCAGTTTATTGTTAATACAGAAGCATTAAAAGTTGAAGATCCAATAATTGAACTTGGACTTGTTAATAGTGGAGGAAACTTAGTAGCACCAACAACAGATAATAACCTTGATGTTGGTATGATTATGCACTACTATACAGGAGGTGCTGCAAAGACTGCTGCTGTATATTGGGATGACTCTGCTGCAAGAGTTGCAGTTGCATCATCTGTTACTGAGAATTCAAACGTAATGACAGAAATTGTTTACGCAAACTTTGAAGTTGGTGGATTATGGGTTAACGATGCTGCAGGACAGTCTGCTGTAATAAGTCACGATGGTAGTAATAGAATTTTATCAAATGTAACTGTTGACGGAGGTTCATTCTAAAACTATAAATAGTACAACTGAATAATTAATTATGCCAAATAATGAATTGGATTATCAGGTTTTGTTGGGAACATACCAAAGAAAATCTGCGGATTTACTCGCTCAAGTAATAGCACTTGAGGCAAGAGTGGGTCAAAATAATAATACTATAGAAGCACTCAATAAACAGGTTAATGACTTGCTTAAAGAGTTAGAACATGCAAAAGAGGTTGTAGTAGAATTAAAACGAGCAGAGTTGGAAAGAGCAGAAAAAGAAGAAGAAATAGTTACTGCTCCGAAATCAAAGTCGAAAACTAAATCAAAAACAATAAATAGTGAGGATGAAGGAGATTTCTAACTAATGGCAAAGCCCACCACGAAACAAGAGTTAATAGATCATTGCTTAAGAAAACTTGGTGCACCTGTTCTTGAAATCAATGTATCAGATGAACAACTTGATGATATAGTTGATGATGCAATTCAATATTTTAACGAAAGACACTTTGATGGTGTCGAGAGAATGTATTTAAAATATAAAATTACGCAAGAAGATATTGATAGAGGAAAAGCAGATCCCCCAAATGATGTTGGAATAGTAACCACAACAGCAACTGGTGGTGGATTTAGTAATACATGGTATGAAAATTCAAACTTTATAAACTGCCCAGATTCTGTAATTGGTGTAGAAAAGGTATTTAAGTTTGATACCAGTTCTATATCTGGTGGTATGTTTAGTATCAAATATCAGTTATTTTTAAATGATTTGTATTTTTTCAACTCAGTTGAATTACTACAATATGCGATGACAAAAAGATATTTGGAAGATATTGATTTTCTACTTACAACAGATAAGCAAATAAGATTTAATAAAAGACAAGATAGATTATATCTTGATATTGATTGGGCATCTCAAGATGCAGATCAATATATTGTTCTTGACTGTTATAGAGCATTAGATCCCGAAAACTTTAGTCAAGTTTACAATGATAGTTTCTTGAAAAGATATTGCACTGCAATGATCAAGAAACAATGGGGACAAAATTTAATTAAGTTTAGAGGAGTAAAATTACCTGGTGGAATAGAATTTAATGGTAGAGAAATCTATCAGGATGGTGTTCAAGAAGTTAATGAAATTAGAGAACAAATGTCATCAACTTACGAATTACCTCCATTAGATATGATAGGGTAGGATAAATGCCATTAAATCCATTCTTCCTTCAAGGATCTGCATCAGAACAAAGACTTGTACAAGATCTCGTCAACGAACAGTTGAGGATGTTTGGTATTGAGGTATATTACTTACCTAGAGAAATAATAAGTAGAAAGACAGTTTTTCAAGAAATACAATCTTCAGAATTTGATGATAATTACTTAATTGAAGCATATGTAAACACATATGATGGATATACAGGTGGTGGAGATGTATTAACTAAATTTGGTATGCAACTAAAGGATGAATTAGTTGTAACTATATCTAAGGAAAGATGGGAAGATTATATTGCACCATTCTTAGCAATGGGAGATGCATATGAAACAGAACTCGCACATAGACCTAGAGAAGGAGATTTAATATATTTTCCATTAGGTGGTAGATTCTTTGAAGTAAAATTTGTAGAACATGAAAACCCATTCTATCAATTACAAAAGAATTATGTTTATGAACTTCAGTGCGAACTATTTGAATATGAAAATGAGGTTATTGATACTGATATAGATGAAATTGATGAGAGAACATCAAATATTGGAGAGATAATCAGTCTTAAGATGGTTGGTTATGGAAATACTGCTGTTCTCGGAGTTGATTTGGCAAGAGGTTATGTAAGAGATATATTCTTAAATAATCAAGGATATAACTATAGTTCAACACCGACAGTAACATTTTCAGCACCAATCAGTGGTAGAACTGCGACTGCTGTTGCAATTACAACCTCTATAGGAGGTGCAAGATCCATAAAAGAAATTGTATTGACTGATGCAGGTGAAGGATATAGAGAACCACCCACAGTTACGATTAGTGGTGGTGGGGGAGTTGGAGCTGCTGCAACTGTAGGTATTGAATCCTTCAGACAAGGTGTAAGTAAAGTAGTTGTTCTTTCTTCTGGAGATGGATATACAGATGTTCCTGTAGTAACTTTTGGAAGTCCTACATTTACAGGAGCAACAGGTTCAGCAGTAGTATCAAACAATACTGTTAGTAGTATAGTATTAAGTGATGGTGGAAGTAATTATGATCCAGATAGAAATATAGGTGTTACAATATCTCCTCCAACTGGTAGTGGATTTGTACAAGCAACAGCAAATACAGCAATTGCTAATGGTAAATTAGTAAGTCTTTCTGTTAATAATGCAGGTATAGGATATAGTGTAGAACCTGCTGTAACAATAGATGCTCCTACTGGAGTTGGATCAACTGCAGTTGTTACTGCTACAGTAAATGCTAACGAAAATGTTGAAACTTTATCTATCGCATCTTCAGGACAATTCTATGTTGGAAATCCGATATTAACTATAGATGCTCCAACTGGAATAGCATCTACAGCAACTGCAAATACAACCTTTACCTCAAATTCTGGTTTATCTACATTCAGTTATAGTTTAACTAGTCCAGGTAGGTACTACTTAAGTCAACCAACACTTACTATAAAATATCTTGCATTATCTGCAGGATTTGATGCAACCTCTCCAAAATATGGTACAGTAGCATGGAAGTTAATTGATGCTGATAATGATAGAAATTTAACATGGAATGGAAATCAAACCACTATTGATCAAGAAGGTTCCGTTCAATTATACTTTAAAGCACAAAGTTCTAATGTAGGTTTTTCAACGATCTTAGAATTAAATAAAGTATCTAATGGTGGGGAAGATGTCACTTTAGGAATTAATACTTTAGGAAGAGTTGAATTGGGTATTGGAACTGTATCTATTGCTTCAACTACTTCTGCATCTGTAAGAGATGATACTTGGCATTATGTTTACATAGAAAACAAAAATGAATTTGGTTCTCAATTAACTTCTTTATACTTAGATGGAGACTTAGAGGGTAGCACTAGTTTTGGATTGGCAGGAGATAAACCACTAATAACTAATGCTAATTTAACTCCACCAGTTCTTAAAAACTCATATAATACTGGTATTCTTGTAGATGACATATATTCAACTAATGTTCTTTCTGGAATTGGTTCATATGTTCCATTAAGTGGTGTATCAACTCTTGGAGTAACTACATTATCATCTACAGTAACCTATGATGATTTTGAAAATGCNATTGGTNCTGAACAAGAAATAAGCATCAATGCTAATATTGAAAATGGAGAAGTTATTTCTCTTGATAATAATAGTACTACTCTAACAGGTATAGTAACTGCTTTAAACTCTGCAGTTATAGATCCTCCATTAGGTGTTGCAACTAACTTTAGAGCAACTGGAACTGCAACAATTAGCGAGGGATTTGTTAATTCAGTTTCTATAGCATCATCTGGTGCAGGATATCTAACAGTACCTAACGTAGCAGTTAGTAGTGCAACTGGATCTGCTTCTCAATTTACAGCAACTGGTAGAGCAAAAATAAATGGTTTCGGACAGATAAGCGAGTTTGAAATATTATCAATGGGAGGAGGATATTTGCTTGCTCCTGGTGTTACTATTGATCCACCACTTGGACAAACAGCAGAGGGATTTGCAAACGTTGGTCTTGATGGAGCAATTGATAGTGTAACATTTACTAAGATAGGTATTGGATACACAACTCCACCTACTGTAGGTTTTTCTAATACTATTGGAGACAGAGATGGAGAATCTGGATTCTCAACTGCCACTGGTAATATAGTTCTTGATAATAATCAAAATAATATCTTACGTGTCAACATAACAAATCCAGGTGCAGGTTATCTAGGACCTTGCACTGTATTGGTAGAAGATCCTGCAGCAATAGCAGGAAACGCAGGAATTGGAACATTCTGGTTTAATGAGGTGGTTATTGGTGAAGATTCCTTGATAAGAGCACGAGTTAAAAATTGGGATCAAGAGGAGGGAGTTCTACAAATTGGTCAAGAAAATGGTAAATTCTTTGTAGGAGAGAAGATTATTGGACAATCCTCTGGTGCTATATACATTTTAGATAAGTATATGTTACTCTCTGAAGTACCTGCAGCAGGTTCAGTTCAGAATATTGATGATTATGATCAAAATGATTTATTTGAAGGAGAAGCAGATATGATCTTAGATTTTACAGAAGTTAACCCATTTGGTGAAGTTTAATGTTAGGAAGTCATTACTACCACGAAATAATGCGAAAGACCATTGTATCTTTCGGAACATTGTTCAATCAAATTTATCTTAAGCATTATGATGGACAGACGGGTAATGTTGTTGATGAAATGAGGGTTCCATTAGCATATGCTCCAAGACAGAAATTTTTAGCAAGATTAACACAACAATCAGAATTAAATAAGGCAGTAGCAATATCTTTACCAAGAATGTCTTTTGAGATGACATCTTTAACTTATGATGGAACAAGAAAGACAGGAATGACTCAAACATTTAGAGCAATTGACAAAGCATCCTCAACAATGAGAAAAGTTTATATGCCTGTTCCATATAACATTGGATTTGAATTAAACATATATTGTAAGTTAAATGATGATGCATTACAGATCGTAGAACAAATATTACCATTTTTCCAACCATCTCTCAATGTAACTATAGATTTAATTAGTTCCATAGGAGAAAAAAGAGACGTACCTATAGTTTTAAACAATGTTTCCTTTGTAGATGACTATGAAGGAGATTTTGCTACAAGAAGAGC